CTTTAAAGCAAGTACAGATAATTTTAACGTTGAAAATTCAGAATACAATTTAATGCAGACCTCTCAATTTCCAACAACTTTTTATAGTGGTTTAGAAGGACAAAGAAAAACATTTAATACCAACGCAAAGAAAAGCATTAAAGTTAATACAGGTTGGGTTACTGAAAGTTGGAAGGAAGTTTTAAAACAAATTATGTTAAGTGAAAGAATACTAATAGATAACAAACCTGCAAAGATTAATACTAAAAGTACAGAGTTATTTAAGCACATAAATACGAAACAAATAAATTATAGTTTGGAATTTGAATTTGCTTACGACGTTATTAATTCAGTTATCTAATGAAAAGAGAAGTAGGAGTATTTATAGAAAGCAATTACGCACAAGAAGAAACGGATTATTTTCGTTTAGAATTATTCAATGATGAAAAAATAAGTGTTAGTTCGACTATACAAAACATCTCGGACATAAGCAAAATCTTTACTGATTTTTCGCAAGGATTTACAGTTCCGTGTTCACCAACTAACAACGCTATATTTAAACACTTTTACCAAAACGACGTAAACACAAGTTTTATTATTGACTATCAAATAAGATTTAACGCTTACATAGAAATTGACAATGTTTTATTTAGACGTGGTAAAATTCAATTAGAAAAAGCAAGCATAAAAAACGGACAACCAGATAGTTATTCAGTTACTTTTTATGGAGAAGGAGTAAGTTTAAAAGACTTTTTTGGCGAAGGTAAATTAAGCCAATTAGATTATTCAACAGTAAACCATACATATGACGAAAACGAAGTTTACGATCGTATTACAATAGACAGTTCAGTAACGGACTATGATGTTCGTTATCCGTTTATTAGTTCTAAAAGAGTTTGGCAATTTGGGGCAAGTGTTCCAGTGCCTACGGAGAATTTACCAACTTGGTATGAATACCCTATTGACAATAGCAACAACTTAAATGACAAAGACGGAAGAATTTACTATACTGAATTATTTCCCGCGGTTCGTTGTAAAACTTTATTTGATTTAATTGCAGACTATTGCGGTGTAACTTTTAACGGACTTTTTTTAAATACTGATATGTTTAGAAAAGCGTTTTTATGGTTTAAAAATAAAGAAAACAAATTAGAAATAAGCGGAAGTCAAAACATAAGTTTTTATAACACAAGTGGCGATTTAGGTTTTTCTTTTTTACCAAGCGGAAACGTTTTGACAATGAACGATAACTTAAATAGTTTAGACGAATTTGGTGGCGGAACGGGCGAAGATTATGTACATAAATTATTGTTGAGATGCGTATCTTTGTCAACACCTACACGTTGGTATTTAGATATTTTTGTAAATGGAGTTTTTGACATTACATATTCTGCAACTACAACTTCAAGCGGTTATCAATATTCAAAGTATTATGATTTAGGTGATGTAATAACTTTTCAAGTAAGAACTGAAAACGCTTGCACAACAGAATTTCAATTTGGTTACTCAAGAACACTTTCTGCTGATGACGGAACGGGGACTATTCAAACATATACCGACAACGGTCAATCACTTGGAACTGCAACAACTTCTTTAATAACTGATTTAGCGTCGTATGCGCCTGATATGAAGATAGCAGATTTTGTACACGGAATGTGCAAAGAATTTAACATGACTGTTTATTCAATAGAAAAAAACGTGTTTACTTTTATTCCAATTAATGATTGGTATGGAAAAGGTTTAAAATATAACATAACGCAATATACTGATGTTACAGGCATTGAAATAGAAAGAATGAAGTTGTATAAAACAATTGAATTTAAGTATCAAGAGAGTGAAAGTTTTATGAATAAATACTTTTTAGAAAGTTTATCAAATCTTGACGGACACGGCTACGGAGACTTGAAAAAAAGTTTTAATTATGATGGTGGTGAATACAAAATAGAAAGTCCATTTGAGAATTTACTACATTGTAATTTTGGAAATCAATTGCAAGTTGCCTATTCTTTAAACAAGGAGTTTGCTTCGTATATTCCTAAACCTTGTTTGTTGTATATGAACCAAGTAACAACACTTGAAAATAGCGAACAATATTTTTACGATTTAAGCGGTTTCGGGCAAGCATTAACTAACTATATTCCATTTGGACAAGATAGCAACATTTTAACGACTCAAGGACTTGTTCCATTAACATTAAATTTTGGTGCTGAAATTTCAAGTTTCTATAATAGTGTAAACCCAAACACGTTGTACAATATGTATTATTCTGCATATTTAATAAACCTTTACAATAATAAAAATAGATTAGTAAAAGTAAAGACGATACTTCCACTTTCAATTTTAACTAAACTTCAGTTAAACGATAGGCTAATAATTAGAGACAAAAGATACATGATTAATGAAATGGAAAGCGACTTAACAACAGGAGAGGTTAATTTTTCTTTAATTAGTGATTTTGCTTTAATAAAACCAATTACGTTAATTGCAGTTGAAGTAAATAAACCATACAAAGTAAATGTAAATATTGCTCACGGGTCAGGTGTAATTGCAAAAACTAAAAGCTCACAATTTACTTTAAACGGAAGTTATGGTCAAACAACTATTGGTTCAAATGGTGAATTGCTTATTGTGATAGGTGGAACATTTACTACCCAAGCACAAATTGACATTGAAAGCACTTTAATAAATGGAGAAGTAGAAACACAATTTATAGTCTTAACGTTATAAAAATAAAAAATGATAAACCAAATAATTCAAATGCTTTTATTAAGCAACTTTTACGGTGAAAGTGAAAACATAGACATAGCAAAAGGTAAGTTTAAATTTACCACAAGCATTAAAGAACAGTGGAAACAAGCGCAACGCAAAAGACTAATAGAAAAAAAACTAAAAAACAATGGCTGAAAAGAAAGTAATTGAGTTAGAAGTAAATTCCAACTTAGGAAATTTAAAACAACAACTTAAACAAGCACAACTTGAAGTTCAAACGTTGTCAGAAAAATTTGGAGCGACTTCTGCAGCAGCAGTTGAAGCAGCAAAGAAAGCAGCGGTTTTAAAAGACAAAATAGGAGACGCTAAAACTTTAACTGATGCTTTTAACCCTGACGCAAAATTCAACGCGTTAAACAAATCTTTAGGAGGAGTTAGTGCTAGTTTTGATGTTGCTACAGGAGCTTTAGGGGTATTTGGTTTAGAAAGCGAAGGTGTACAAAAAGCATTAGAAAAAGTTCAGAGCGCTATGTCGTTGGCTTCAGGTGCACAAGCGGTTGGTGAAAGCATAGATAGTTTTAAGCAACTTGGAGCCGTGTTAAAAGCAAATACTATTATTCAAAAGCTAATGACAGCGGGTCAATGGCTTTACAACGCGGCAATGGCTGCTAACCCAATAGGCGCTATCATTGTCGCTATAACAGCTTTAATAGTTGCGGGTTATGCTTTAATAAAAATGTTTAGTAGTAGTACAGATGCAAATGCAAAAAACGAAGCAGCGATTAAAAGAAATGATGCAGCATTAAAGCAACAAATTAAAACTAGTCAGAAATCAAGTGAAGCGTTAAAAACAAAAAATGGACACGAATATGAAATGGCAAAGGCTTCAGGTGCAAGTGCCAAATCATTAAGAGAATTAGCATTAAAACATGCGCAAGCACAAATCGCTTTAGAAAAGTCAACTTTAGCAACGGCAAAAGATACTTACGAAAAGAATAAAAATACCTTAGCTAATTTAATAAATAGTGGTGCAACTGAAGAGCAAATAGCAAAGCAAAGAGAATTAACAACTGAAGCACGAAAAGCTGTAACAGAAGAGCGTAAAGAATTACAAGCAGCGATTAAAGACAAAGCAGATATTATAAGAAAAAATGCAGTTGAAGTTAGACAAGAATTAACAGACAATAATAGCAAAATAAAAGAAGCAAACAAATCGCATAACGATGCTATTAAACAACAAAACGAAGAAGCAGCGAAAGCTGAAAAAGATCGCGTTAAAGCTTTAAATGAAAACATACTTTCGTTAAACGAAGAACTAAGAGTTAGTAAATTAACTGATGAACAAAAAGAAGTTGATGCTTTAAATAAAAAATACGACAAGGTAATTGAAGACGGGAAAAAAGCTAAGATTGATGTAACAGCATTAGAAGAAGAAAAGCGTTTAGCGTTAGCGGGAATAACAAAAAAATATGATGATTTAGAACAAGTAGCAAAAGACGAAAAGACTGCAAAAGAAAAAGAAAAAATTGCAACTGAAAAAGCAGTTTTAGAAGAATTAACTTTAAGCGAAAGCGAATTAAAATTATCAAAGCTTACAGCGGAATACAAGGCCGACCAACTTTTATACAAGGACAATAAAGATATTTTAGCAGCTTTAGACGTTAAATACGCAAAGGATAAAGAAGCATTAGAAAACGAAGAACTTGCAAAAAAACGAACTGTTGAAGAAAAGAAAATACAAATGGCAATGGACGGACTTTCAATTATAAACGATTTGTTTCAAATGAACGCAGGAAAAAGCGAAAAGGATGCACGTAGAGCGTTTAAAGCACAAAAAGCGTTTAACCTTGCTTCAGCTTTAACAAACACTTATTTAGCGGTTACTTCAGCACTTGCGACAAAAGTAGAATTGTTTCCCGGTCAACGTTTTGTTGAAGCAGGTTTAGCAGGTGCAGCAGGAGCAGTTAACGTTGCTAAAATAGCAAAGACACAATTTGAAGGTGGTGCAACTTCAGCAGATACAGGCGGTGGCGGTGGCGGTGCAACAGCTCCAACGATGTCAGCACCACAATTTAACGTCGTAGGACAAAGTGGAGTTAATCAACTTGCAAGTTTAGGACAACAACCAATACAAGCATACGTTGTTTCAGGACAAGTAACTTCACAACAATCGTTAGACAGAAACAGATTAGCAAACGCAACTTTAGGCGGATAGAAAATAAAACAAATAAATAAAAACTTAATTAATATATATATGCGAATAGTTGAACTAATAATTGACGAAAAAGATGAGACAAGCGGAATAGACGCGGTCTCAGTAGTAGAAAGTCCAGCAATCGAAAGTGACTTTATAGCATTAAAAAAACACGAAGTAGAACTAAAAGAAGTAGATGCTGAAAAGCGAATACTTATGGGAGCGGCTTTAATTCCTAACAAACAAATTTACCGTACAAACGAGAAAAAAGAGGAGTACTATATTTACTTTAGTGAAGCAACGGTAAGAAAAGCAAGCGAATTATTCTTTATGAATAGCAACCAAAATAATGCGACTTTAGAACACAACCAAAAGTTAGATGGAATGAGTGTGGTTGAAAGTTGGATAGTAGAAGGTGAACACGATAAGTCTATGAATTACGGTTTTAACTTACCTAAAGGAACATGGATGATTTCAATGAAAGTAAATAACGATGAGATTTGGAATAAAGTTAAAGCTGGTGAAATAAAAGGATTTTCTATTGAAGGTTACTTTGCGGACAAATACGAGATGAGCTTAATTAATGAAGACGAAATTTTAATAGAAAAGATTAAAGAAATTATTTTAAAAGATTTAAAAAAATAGTCTTTGTATTAAAAATAATATATATATTTGCATATAAACTTAAAAACAAATAAAATGAAAACAACAAAAGAATTAATTATTGAAGACATAACAGCAAAGGTAGAGGCTAAATTAGCAAGTCAAAATGTTAAATTAAACAAAGTTGACGATATTATAAAAGAATTTAAAATAGGAGCTAATTTAAAAACAACGGCTGACTCAAAAATGAGACAGTGCGAACAACTTGCATCAGACGCGCAGAAAATTTATAAAGAAGCATATTTTGAATTAAAACAAATTCAATCTCAAATAGATTTTGTAAATAAACAAGCCGCTGATTTAGGGTTAAAAACGCCAGACGGAATTGGTACAATAGGAAATACTGTATCAACAATGATTAGTGATATGGTTAAACTAGAAGCCGCTGTAAAAAGAACCATTAGTATATTTCCATAAAACCATGAGCAAGCAAACTAAACCAGTTCGACAATCGCAATCAAGTCCAAAAGGCGGAAAGCGTGGTTGCCTATGTAAAGACGGTAAAAAGTATTCTGTAAAATGTTGTGACGGCAGCTTACAAGCACAAGGGGTTGGCTCAGTTTAACCGAAAATATAACAAATAAATAAAACTTAAATTATAGATACATGAACACACTACAGAACATTTATAACAAACTAGCAGAAGATAAAACTGAGTTAGGAAAACATAATATAGAGTTAGCAACTATTGATGATTTAAAAAAGAAGGCTGAAATTTTAGCAAAATTAACTTACGATGTAGCACAAAAAGACGATGCTACGCAAATGAAAGCGCAAAGAGTAATTAAAGCATTTGCTGAAGTGCAAAAACTTAAAGACAACTTTAAAAAAGAGATGCTTGCTAAAGACAATGTGTTTAAACAAACCTTAATAGATTATGTAGCTTTACAAGACGCTTTTTCAGAAACAGCATTAATGTATACTAAAGTTGGTCCATTACTTTCTGTAACTCGAAAAGAATTTGATGAAATTTATAAACAAGCCAAAGATTTAGGCATTGACATTTCTACACAAACAGGTCCAATATTTCAGACACTTAACAATGCAAATGAAACAGGAACTAAAGATTTTGCTAAATTTATTACAGAAGTTAAAACAAAAGTAATAGATAAGTATAAAGACGTAAAATTTACAAACAATTGGATAACAGAATAATTAAACAAACAAACAAAACACGAAATATGAAAACAAGCGTAATTAATCAAATCAAAACTTTACTTGGAATGGAAGTAAAATTAGAAACAATGAAACTAGCAGATGGTGTTACTATTTTAGAAGCTGATGCTTTTGAAATGGACAAAGAAGTTTTTGTTGTAACTCAAGACGAACAAAAAATTCCTGTACCAGTAGGAGAATACGAATTGGAAGATGGTCGTATTATGGTAGTAGAAGTTGAAGGTATTATAATGGAAGTAAAAGACGCTCCAACAACAGAAGAAGTTGCACCTGAAGACGAAGTTGCTCCAGAAGTTCCTGTTAAAGCAGAAGCAAAAACCGCAAGCGCAAAGAAAACAATTGAAAGCGTAGTTAAAGAAACGTTCTTTGCAGAGATTGAAAGATTAACAGAAGAAAATAATGAGTTAAAATTGAAATTAGAAAACTTGTCTAAAGTTGAAGAAGTTACAAATGAAGTAACCGAACTTGCAGATCTAAAGCCTATTTCATTTAACCCGGAAAATGCAAACGAAGTTGAACATTTTCAATACGGTTCAAAGAGACCCCGTACAATAATGGACTCAATTTTAGAAAAACTAAACAATTAATATTAACAATTTAAAAAATTAAAAAATGCCAATAGGAACTAACCCTGCAATTACTTCAACGTATGCAGGAGAATTTGCAGGAAAATATCTTGCAGCAGCTTTATTAAGCGCACCAACATTAGAACAAGGAGGAGTTACAATACTTCCAAACATTGCTTTTAAACAAGTAATGCAAAAATTATCAACAGATAACATAGTTGCAAATGCTGGATGCAATTTTGCAACTTCAGGAACTGTAACGTTAACAGAGCGAATTTTACAAACAGAAGATTTTCAAGTAAATATTGAGCTTTGTAAGGCTGATTTAGACCAATCTTGGCAATCAATTGAGATGGGTTATTCATCTTTCACAAAATTACCAAAATCTTTTTCAGACTTTTTAATTGCACACGTGGCAGCTAAAGTTGCGGCTAAAATTGAAACTACAATCTGGAAAGGAGTAAACGCAACAGCGGGAGAATTTGCAGGTTTTAGAGCTTTAATGTTAGCAGACCCAGACGTTATTGACGTAGTTTCAACTGCGATTACATCCGCTAACGTAGTAGCAGAAATAGGAAAAGTAGTAGACGCTATTCCAGCATCACTTTACGGAAACGAAGGGCTAAGAATTTATGCATCTCAAGCAATTGTAAAGTCTTATATTAGAGCCCTTGGAGGTTTTGGAGCAAGTGGACTAGGAGCAGCAGGAACAAATGCACAAGGAACACAGTGGTACACAAACGGATCGCTTTCATTTGACGGAATTCCAATTTTCATGGCTAACGGAATGACGGCAACGGACATGATAGCCACGACAGTTGACAATTTGTTTTTTGGTTGCGGCTTATTAAGCGACAAGTCACTTGTTAAAGTCATTGATATGGCTGACCTAGACGGTTCTCAAAATGTACGTGTAATTATGCGTTACAATGGAGCGGTTCAATATGCAATTGGTGGGGATGTAGTTCTTTATTCTACTGGAGTATAATATTAAATAAAAAGCGGAGTGTAAAAATTCCGCTTTATTTTATTCATAATTTAAAATCAAAAAATCATGCCAGGATGTATTTTAACAAATTCAAGACCAGAAAGCTGTAAAGAGTTTGTAGGAGGTATAAAAACAGTTTACTTTATTAATTATAGTGACTCTACCCCCTTAGTTCCAGCTTACAGTGTTACTGCAGGCCAAGAAGACAGCATTACTACAATTACAGGAGCGACAAGCCTATATAAATACGATTTAAAAGGCGCAAATTCTTTTGAGCAAACAATTACAAGTTCAAGAGAAAACGGAACTACTTTTGTTGAGCAAACTTTAACTTTTACAATTAAAGGTTTAGATGCTGTAGCTACAAAACAAATGAAATTACTTGCTTGGGGGCGTCCCCACGTTGTAATTAAAACTAACGCTAACAATTTCTTTATTGCAGGACTTCGCCACGGAATGGACGTAACAACAGGACTTATTGCAAACGGAACAGCAATGGGCGATCTAGTGGGTTACACCATGACCCTAGTTGGCATGGAAGCTATACCGGCAAACCACTTGAACGTAGGACAAACCGCTGGTAACCCTTCAACTGATGCTCAATTATTAACTGTATTTACAGGAGCAACAATAGTAGCTTACCCAGTTTAGAATTAAAAAAATTATTTTTAAAGCCATTCGTAATTGATTGGCTTTTTTTTTGCCTTAAAAAAGAACAAAAACGCTATTTTTTAATTATTAATATATGGTAGTTTTAACACCTTCAGGAAGTCCCCAAACATTTAGTTGCATTCCGCGTGACAATACGTTTGATGTTATGCAAATAACTGACGAACAAACTAATATTACTTCAACAATTACAATTATTTCAAGAACAGTTGGAGACTATATTTATACAATAACAGCAAGTTTTGCATTAATAGAGGGTCACACTTATACTTTGGTTTTAAAGTTTGGAACTAACATAATTTTTAAAGATAGAATTTTTTGCACCGCTCAACCTTTAGTTACATTTTCTGTAAATAATAACCAGTATGTAAGTAATTCAACAACAAACGAATTTATAGTATATGAGTAATATTCACGTTTTAAATTTATCAGCTTACACGTCTCCAGTAGTATCGGAAACAAATCGAGAAAATTGGGTTGACTTTTTAACAGAAGAAGGCGCTCAATACTTTCAATTTTTAATTGAGAGATACAGTAACTCAACCACTAATAACGCTATTATTAACAACGTAGCGCGATTAATTTACGGAAAAGGTCTTAGTGCATTAGACGCTAATAAAAAGCCAAATGAGTACGCGCAAATGATGTCTTTATTTCACAAAGAAGACGTTCGAAAAATGGTCCTAGATCGCAAAATGTTTGGGCAATTTGCAATTCAACTTCATTATAATGATAAGCATGATAAAATTATTAAAGCTTACCACATTCCTGTTAATTTATTAAGAGCTGAAAAATGCGACAAAGACGGAAACATAACAGGTTATTACTATTCGGACAATTGGGACGATACAAAAAAGTTTGCTCCAGTTCGTTATTCAGGGTTTGGGTTTTCAAAAGACAAAGTAGAAATATTATTTTCTAAGCCTTACACTGTTGGGATGAAATATTATGCTTATCCGGACTATCAAGGGGCAGTCCCATATACGTTGCTTGAGGAGGAGATAGCTGATTATTTAATAAATGAAGTTCAAAACGGCTTTTCTGGGACAAAAGTGGTTAATTTTTCAAATGGGATACCAACCGACGAACAGCAGCAAATTATTTCAAATAAGGTTTTAAGCAAATTAACAGGAAGTCGCGGGCAAAAAGTTATCGTAGCATTTAACAACAACGCAGAAAGCAAAACAACTGTTGACGACATTCCATTAAATGATGCTCCTCAGCATTACACTTATCTAAGTGAAGAGTGTTTACGCAAAATTATGTTAGGCCATAATGTTACAAGTCCATTACTTTTTGGGGTTGCTTCAACAAATGGCTTTTCAAGTAACGCTGAAGAACTTAAAAATTCAAGTATTCTTTTTGACAACATGGTAATAAGACCGTTTCAAGAAGAGCTATTAGACGCTTTTGATAGCATTTTAGCACATAATGGCGTAGCTTTAAAACTGTTTTTTAAAACTTTACAGCCATTAGAGTTTACTGACTTAGAGAATACTCAAAATAAAGA